ACGGTAACTGACTGCCCGCTTGCAAGCTGCACTCCCTTACGGTTATGGTCTGCATGGAACACATCGTGTCTACTGTTCACATTCCAGAAGATAATGTTCGGGATTACATAGCCGGCCTTACGGAACTTATTTGCCATCTTGTCATAGAAAGACCATTCACGGTTTCCGCAATAGTCAATTTCCATGTCTGAGATAACAACGATTGCTTTCGGCATTTCCTCCTGCGGAGTATTGTGTTTTTCCGCAATTTCAAGAACCCTCTCAAAAGCAGCTTTAAGGTCTGTATTGTTATCCCAATTTGCTCTGCTTACGTTGCGGATCTTCTGTTCAAGGGTTTCTCCCCTCAGAACAACCGTCTCTGGTCTGTCAGAGAATGTCATAAACAGATTGTGGTATGCACCCACATTTCTCTCTGCAAAATAGATTGCAAGACCGATTGATGTTGCCATAGGTCTGCCTCTCATGGAACCGGACACATCCGCCATAACTAAAGCGTTTGTTCCTTTCTCCACATAATCCGGCAAGGCTTTCCACTGGGCTTCAAGTACCTTGTTGCTCTCTCTGCCGTAAAGGATCTTCTCAACAATATCGTAAGGGAATAGTGTTGAGGCATTGATCTTTACCTCTCCCTTTTCTGCTTTGCTGATAAACTCTCCAAATCTCTCAGCATCATGTTTCATAAATGTCTTGCGGTAAATCATCATTGCACGGCTCGGAACTTCCGGGTATTTGATTTCATCCCATCTTCCGGCTGACATAAGACTTTCAACGACACCGATCTGTTTTCTCATACTACGGACGA